ATGTTCAGATAGATCATCGTCCGCGCGCCGGCTGGGCCCAGCTCTCGATGTTGGCCAGGATCAGGCCGTTGATCCACTCCTCCGCCGTCTTGTCCTCGGCTGCAGCCCACTCCCGCACGGCATTGATGTAGCCCTCGGGAATGTTCGCGATCAGGTTGTAGCTGCCGTCGGGCTGCTCTCCACAGATTGGAGCGATGCCGATAAGGTCGGGGACGACGGTCGTTACTTCGACAGTTCCGTCCGGCCTAACGGCAAGGCCAGATTCCTCGAGGGCCTTCATCAGGGGATCATTCTCAGCCTGAGAATCGGCCTTCGCGCACTCGGGGCACTCCATGACTTCCTGAAGCGTGGAATGGATGTGTTTCGTCTGGGCGTGATGAATCGAGATGACGGTTCTATCTCCCCCGATACCCATGTCGACGCCGACGATGCATTCTTGGTCTGCAACAATCTTCGACTCCAAATTTTGGAGTTCCAGGTCCCCACCCTTTTGCTCCGAGAGTTGCCGGTCCAAAATCGGCTTAATCAGGCCCTCCCCTTGTCCCTCGCTGGCGGGTGTTTCGGAAACTGGAGCCGGTTCTGCCTGTCCCCCGACAGCGGGATACTCTTCGGCGTGCTTTTCTTCGGGTTTCTCGCCTCTCGGGTTCATTCCCTGTCCTACTCGTCTTGGCATAATTCCCTCGCTATTCTCTGAGATCGTCCTTCCGTTGCTGGCAGTATAGGACAAAAAAAGGCCCAGCGGTTAAGCTGGGCCCCCCAAGGGTTGTGGACCTTCACCTCTGCGGGTGAAGCCTATTTCCGCTCGATGGTCGTGGTCGGGTCATCGATCTTCTGCTCCGCAACCTTGCTCGTGACCGAAATGATCAGGCCCTTGCTGTTGGCACTTGCCTGGAAGGTTGCAAAGATCGCGACCGCCGCGGTGACGTCTCCGGCGCCTTCGGCTAAGAGCGAAGGCTGTCCGGAAATGATTGCCAGGCCGCGCGCTGTCAGGAAAGCGATAAGCCCGGCAATCACCATCTCGAGGATCAGCGTGAGGCGTTTGGCGAGAAGCTTGGTTGCCTCATGCTGGAAAATCGCTCCGATGATACCGCTAATCGGATCGTCTACGAGGCCCATGTCAGTTTGCCGCCGGTGGCGGTGTTTGCGTGCCGTGACCAAGGATGCCGGCTACGGCTCCAAGGACGCCTGCTACGCCCACGAGGTACGGCTGGTACTTGGGTGGCAGGACTGCTGGCGGGAATGCTGCTAGGCCTGCTGCAAGGGCAGCAACCAGGCCTGTGACGGTCAGCATGGTGCTCGGCTTTGAGCCGAACGCGCGCTGCAGGATATTGGCAATGAAACTCGCTATCGCCTGATACATCGCTTCCTCTTCAGGCCGCAGAGGCGGCTCTCAAAGAAGATTGTCCAACTGAGCCACAAATTGTGCCACTGGTTTCTACGCTTCGGCCCTTGTGAGCCACGCGCGCCGGTAGAGCTCGTTGTTCGGGTTCTCCGCAAGGATCGTGGTGTAGTAGGCCGTGCGCTGGTCCCTGAAGGCATTGAGGAGTGCTACCGGATCTTCCTTGTTTGCCGCCGCGATTGTAAGCGGCCCCACATGGCCGTCGACAGCTACGGATCCGGGCTCGAGCGCATTGATCGCTCTCTGCAGCTCAGGCGCGGCCTTCGGCTCACCTGCGTTGGTTTCCATGTCTAAGACGCGGTTGGCTACGTCCTGCGAGTCGAGCTCCCCCAGGTGCATCGGAAGCCAGAGTTCCGTTTCGTAGAACTGCGCCACGATGGGACCGCGCTGGGCCGGTGGCACTGCAGCAATCTTTGCTACCCAGTCAGGGAAGGACTTCGAGTTGATGCCGGCCACGACTTGTCCACCATTGTTGTCGGTGGTGATGTTGTACCTGCGCGGCCGGTCTTCATTGTCCAAGACAAAATTCAAGGCGATCGTAAAGTCTGCCACAGCTTACCTTCCCTATCGGTTGTTTTCGTCGTGCTCCCCGGGTACAACCTTCTCCGCCGGGACGGGCTTGTGCGTTGTCGGAGCAACTCGCTGTTCGATCGTCTGAGTTTGCGAGTCTAGCTTCTCCTGAATCGCATTCTTGCTGACTTCGTTCCGCCACATCATAAAGGCAACCACTAGAGCCAAAAAGGCGATCGCGATGTTTGTAATGGCTGCGCGCCGGCCTTCCGCCCGGTTGCGCGCATCGATCTGGGTTTTCTTCTCCTGCTCTCGCCCAGCTTGTACATCGGCAGCCTTGACGAGGGCTTTTACGCTTTCTTTCATTTCGAGAACGTCATCCATATCCCTCCTTATCGACCGGACCTGTTCACGGAGCGCAGGTTCACCATTTCCGGTGACCACAATTTCGTATAAATCTTGGATGCGAGAATCTTCGTTCTCGGTGGTTCCGTGATTGTTCGGCACGCCAAGGCTTCCTTTCATTTTTCAGTATTACAAAGCAATCAAAGCACTTAGTTAAGCCCGTACAAAGCGATGTAAGTGTTCGTCGCAAATGTTCCCGTGTTCGAGGCAAACTTGATGGACGTGATAGCAGAGTTAGACCCGTCATTCCAAGTTCCCTCCTGCAATCGGATGAACTGAAGATTCGAGGTCTGGGTATTGCTGCAATCCCCGGTATAGGCCTTTCCCGCTACCGTGTTCGCGTAGTCAATCCATTCGAGCTTGCACCATTCGGAATAGCCGCTGATGGCAGCCGATCCCGTGCCCCCTAACTTGTTTGCCGCATCAGCGGCGATCGTTCCAGAATTGGGTTGCCCGGTGCCGCCTGAGAACGCATAGAACTGCGTGGTTCCGTAGTGAGTTCCTGTGTCGCCGTTGTAGGTGACAAGGATCAACTGATCGGACGTGCTAGAGAAGAAGAAATTTCCCTTCATCTGCATTGACAAGTAGGTGCCAGGGATGCTCGAGACGGTAAAGCTGCTGCTTCCGTTGGTTACGACGATCTTTCCACTAGAGCATGTTGCATTCGTAAGACTTACGGTTGAGCACAGGTTGGTGATTGCGCCTCCGCCTCCGCCGCCTGTCGACGCTATCGTCACCCCATTCGCGGCAGGGGTGAGGGTGACATTCGATCCAGCTACCAGCGGCGTTCCAGCCGTATAGTTGGTCGATGTCGCGGTATCCGACATGATCGGCAGAAGGGCAAAGTTAACCAGGACAGGAACAGATGATCCCCCGTTATAGGTCATCGAGGATCCAAGCGTGATCGTCGCTGTCGTTGTGCCGATCGATTGAACCAACACACTGCATGTCGTGGTCGGTTGCGGATTAGGTAGCGTCAGCGCGCAAGCGCTCGTGCAGTTAAACACTAGCGCGGCCTGGCAGTCGCCGGAACTGAGCGTATGGTTGGCGGTGTAATGCAGAGTGCCGTTCCATCCTCCGGTGCCGCCGCCAGAGGACGAAATATTGTACGGGCTAGCCGTGGTCCCCGATCCCGTGACAGTCACATTCGTTCCAGCCGTAATAGTGCTTGCGATGTTCGTGGCCTGGATCGTTCCGGTGCCAGTGGGGCCTAGAGATGCACCTGACCCTACAACCATCGCCGCGCTGGTATTCGTTCCGCCAGTGAGCCCGGAGAATGCGCTTGTTCCGGTGGTCAACTGATTGTCGGTGCCTGAGTCGTTGATGCTCGTGGTGTAACCGACGATGGCGTTCAAATTGACATAGCGATTGTGGCTGCTCGTGGAGTCAAGGGAGATTCCCGTGCTGCTAGTCGGGCCGCCCTGAATCACGTTGCTGATGAAGGTGTTGTTGGTCGATGTGTTCTTAAAGACCACATTGGTGATTGGTCCGTTTGGATTGTTATTGAAGACATTTCCTGTAATTGAGTTGTCGATCGAACCATCCACTGTCAGAGCTGCACCGTTGTTTGTGTAGACGACGCCAAACCCGCCGAAGGTCGTATTTCCCGTGAGTTGATGGATTCCTCCGCCGTGCAGATAGAAAAGAGCGGTAGTCCCGCCACCATTCGGACCAAGCTGCATGTCAGAGATTCTGACGCCGTAGCTGCTCTCAAGGTCCACCATGTAGGAACCGGCGGTCGTGTTAGCCCATCCTCCCTTGAACTCGATCCCCGGCGTGGCTGCGTTCCCCACTCCGTTCACGTAAATCGCATCGGTGTAGAGAGTATCCAGAATCGAGTCCGTGAAGTGGACGTCGTCTGCGTGAAATGCGCTCGAGGCTGTGGTGCTGATGTAGATTCCGTGAGCGGTCTGGAAGGCTTGAAACTGATTCACGATTACGTCAGAAATCAGACCACCCTCTAACTGAAGAGCGCGCGAGTCTATACCAGTTAGCCCAGTCGATGCACCCTGAGAGTTGTTGATGACGATTGAAGCATTAGAAGCTCCTGCCACGTCGTCGATGCAGAATCCGCAGTAGGTTCCAGTGCTCTCCGTAATCCCATTGGCACCCCACAAAGCAAAGGAGTCGGAGATATTCGTGTTGCCGGTATCGGAGTTATAGAAGTCGAGATAGCTGTCGTCGCTCCGCGTATTCTTAAACACCGTGCCGGTAGCGTGGGTGTTGGAGATGCCGATGCTGGCTCCTCCAGTCGGCAGGACTGAACGCGCGAACTGTATGTCTTTAACCAGAGTGTTGTGAACGTGAGAACTGGTAGAGCTTCCGGCAATGTCGAGTATGGTCGCGGTTGCGCTGGTTGTGATGATGCAGCTATTCAGGCCAGTTATGACCGTGGCCATATCGAGTAGGCCGGTGGGTGACCCAAGCAGAGAGATTCCCGAGATGTGAACATTGATTACGCTTGCGGTTTTATAGCATTTGCTGCCCTGGAACCTAACCGAACCTCCCGTTGTGAGGGCTGCAATTGTAGCGTTGATGGAGGCGGCGTTGTCCGTGCCTGTCGAGCCATTCCAATCATTTACCGCTCCCATCCACTCGGGCAGAGCTTGCTGGGACGCTGCGTAGACTACGGTTCCCGATCCTGCAAAGTGCTGCGAGGGACCATCATTCTCTTGGATAGGATTAGCGAACGTCACGGTCTGACCGCTCGCGATCGTCCATACGCCACCCTTCACGAACATCACATTACATCCGGAACCGATGGTGCCTCCGGTTGCGAGCGAAAGCGGTTCCGAGGCCCAGTAGGTTTGCCCTCCGTTGCATTTGGTGTTGATCGTGGCGACAGTGGTATCGGCGGTTGATGAAGCAACAACATTGATGTAGGTTGTCCCGCCGCCAGAGCCGCAGTCCGTACCCGTACCGCTTAGCACTCCGGAAGAGTTTGCGTGAATGCATTGGGTAGTTCCGGTGATCAAGCTGTCGGTGATTCCTCCAGCGCTAATGCCATTAGAAAAGGTTTGAATCCCCGTCCATGTATTCGCGTTGGCAAGGTTTATAGACCCTACAACGTTCCCAGTGGTCGGGGAGAAAGTCAGAGAGCCATCGGTGTTAGTGAGCGAATAGACCGCGGAGCCGCCCAGGCTAAATAAACTCCAATTCGATCCGTCTGAATAGCAGAGCGAGTTGCCTGTGCCGGTGTGGAGGCAGTCACTAGTCCCAGTTACAAGTCTTATCGCATTCGGAGTCGATGGAGCGATCGGCAGATTGACAAACGGGAAAGAGATCATATTGCCGGACGGTAGATCGACAGTGTTCACGCCCAACTGATTGAGGTCGGTGTTGTAGTAGAGCGGTGGAGCGATGAAGAGATTGTTGTCCGGTGTGGGGGGCGTGATGTTGAGCTGCACAAACAGCCGAATTGCATTCAGGTTTACGAGGATTCCCCCGTTACTGCTAGTCGCTCCAAGAATTGCATTACACGTCATGGACGGGATGTTGGTGCCCCCGGCGCCAGGTATCGCGGACGTAACTTCCTGCGTGGCGTAGGGAGTTACAGGGGGATTGCCTGTGGCAAACAGAGCTCCTGATCCGTGCGTTCCATCTCCGCAACTCAACGAAGAGACGTTCGCCCCACCGTTGGGGAGTACTCCATTCGTAATTCCTACGGAGTTCACCGAGTCGGCCCAGATCGCAACAACGTTCGACGGCGATACTCCAGCCGGAAGAGAGAAGTTGGTGAAATTCGCTGAGAAGTGTGGGGCGAGATTACAGAGCAGCCCTGAGCAGGCATACACGAAGAAGCCAGAGCTAGAAACGCCATTCGCAAAGATCGAGCTTCCGCCAGTCGGATCGCTGGTAATAGAAGCCGAGTTGGGGTAGATGGTGATAAAGTTCCCGGTTGTCGGGTATTTGATGATCGTCTCAATGCCGGGAGGCCCCGGGACCACATAGCCAGATACATTTCCAGATAAGTCCTGTTGCCAGTTGACGCGCAGGTCTCCAGACGGCGCACTCGGCGTAGTGTTATTGAAGTTCACGGGCGAAACGGGGGTCGTGGGGATCGAGTTCACTTCGATCACGGTTTGCGTTCCGCCACCGCCGCCAGTAGCGGTCGCCTGAATGTTTCCGGCCGATGGGTTAGACCACGTCACCGTGGCCGTGTTCTGGAAGTTCGCTGGGGACTCCGTCGTGATCGGCGTTCCGTTGACTTGGATAATCTGCTGATTGGCGCCGTGCAGTATGCCGCCGGAGATGGTGATTGACGTGTTGTCCGGCTGGACGCAGCCAAACGAAGAAGACGTAGCCAGGTTACAGGCAGCGGTTTCGACTCCTCCGGAGGGATTCGTGAAAGTGATCGTGCTCGAGTTCGTAAAGTTCAGGAGAGTCTGGCTGGCGTTGTCGGAACTGTTGGTCTGAACATCGAGCGGTGTCGGGATTCCGGTTACGGTGAACTGGACATTTCCGCCACTCGTGTTGACTATATGGATATTCGGCCCATCTTGGAGGTTCAGTATGCTCTGGAGAAAGTTAGAAACTCCATTGGTCTGTAGAAGCGGGCCGCCGCCGCCTCCGCCAGCGCAAGCCGGAGGCCAGGAACGGGCCGTCAGGACGTTCGAGATGCACCCCGTAAGCCCCGCCAGCGCAGCCGCGGCTTTCAGTTGATCGGAAACATCCTGCGTTACCTGCGAAAGCGGAGACACGATCGAGATTGGCGACAGATTGCCTTTGTCGGTGACTGCGACCGTCCAGCTACCCGGGCCCGGAATTACCTTCAGCGAGTCGCCAGCATTGTTTGAGAAACTGCCAAAGTCATTGAGGACTCCGCTCACCGTCTCTTGCATCGGCTGTCCACAGATGGTCGGCGTGACTCCGGAGGCGGCCGACTGCCTGTTGAAGCTCATGACGTACGGGCCGCCCTCGTAGAACGGATTCACCGTACCGGCTACCGGCTCTGTAGCTTGGCCGCATAGCGCAACAAACTGAGTCGTACCTTGGGCGATGTTCCCCGAGCCGTCGATCGAGTAGGCCGCGTAGGAGTAGACGGGGCCCGGCTGCAGAAGCTTGATCGTTACCGAATGGCTAGTTACAAGAGCCGGGACGGTCTGCGTTTGGTACTGAAGGCCGTTCTGGCCATACTTCACCGACGAGCTCGCCGGGTTGTTTGTCGTCCAGGTGACGGTCACCGTGCTCGAAGTCGAAGCGCTCGTGTACTCGTTTGTGATGTTGAGCTGAGCCGAGGCGCTGGCCGCAACTAGGGCGAGCAGTCCGACAATGAGCGCCTTCAATTTCATCGCTACCATCCGATCACGAAGAACGACAGGGTGAGGCTGCTGTTGGAGGCCGCCACGGTGATCTGGCTGGTGCTGGTGCAGACGGCTCCGGCTGAGTCATAAAGCTGCCCTCCGCCGCCGCCAGAGGACGTCGTAACGAACGCGCGGAAGCAGGCATGGGGGAAGGTATGCGGTATTCCTACGAGCGTGTTGCTGGTCGTGCCTGGGGTCGTAGAGCCCCACTCAAAGATCAGGCCGAACGGAGAGACATAGTACCCGGGATCCGCGAGAGAACCACTTCCCGCGCTTCCGCATGCCGCTCCAGCATCCCCGGCCCCGCCTACAGAGTCCCACTGCATGCAGTTTCCCGAGGTTCCGGCAGCCGAAGTGATGACGACGAAAGGATCGAAATTGAGACCGCTTGACCCGTTGGTTGCATTGACGCTTAAAACCGTGCGCGCGACCGTTCCGCCGACTCCGATGACGTGCGTTCCGACCATGCCGGTGCCCGTTCCAACCGCCAGATAGGAATCCTGGGAGGGGCTGTCGGTCGAATGGCTTCCATTGATAACGGTCTGGAAGTAGATCGGCGGGAGAGAGCCCGAGGGGAGTGTGGCCGAATCGGCGTAGGTAGTCCCGTTGCCAACCAGAAGGTGATTCAGTGGCGCTAGGCCGCCGATGGTGTACCCGGTATTCGCATTGAGTACGGCTCCGCTGACGTTTCCGGAGAAGGCCCCAGACTGGGCATTCAGCGCGCCGGTCAACGTAAGGGTTGTGCCGGATGCAGCTCCAATATTTGGAGTGATCAGGTTGGGGCTGGTCTGAAGGACTATCGGCCCGGTTCCGGTCGTTCCATCCGCGAGGTTAGCCGCCGCGATCTGCGACCCATTCACGTTGAACTGGGTAGTCGCGTTGAAGATCGGCGCTGTCTGGGGACTGCCGGTGAAGACGTTCGCCGCGTTCAGCTTCGCGAGATTCGCGCAGTCGAGCAGCATAGTGCAGTCGACTTGGGTTCCGTTGATCTCGTAGTAGGGAGGGGTTGTGGCATTGAAGAACGTCGCCGTAATGGGTCCGGTTAAAGTGCAGCCAGCCAGAGAGCACGATGGGCCATTTACCACGTAGCTGTACGTAACTCCCGAGGCGGGAATGATCTGAACCAGATACATGTTCGGGAAAGCCAGTACACCGCCGTACACCGTGTAGTTGCCGTACTGGTCCGCCTGGATGGGATTGCCGGTTGGAATCGAAAGGCCGGCGTCAAGGTAGATCGGAACCGTCGGTGTGCAAGGATTCCCGGTCGAGGTTACCGAACAGATGCGAACCGTAGCGAAGGGAACCGGCTGTCCACCTTGGTCGACAATGACGCCGTTTGATATCGGCACGGAGTTTTGAGCCGAAAGCAGGGAGGCGAACGCCAGAAGAATTAGAGCCGCAATTCTCTTCACGCATAAAGCGTAAAAAAGAATTTAGCTCCCTGCCACAACAATCGTCCGTCCAAGCTCCCCGCTGTGCTCCTTGGCGTGAGCCTCAAGACACAGACAACGGATGTTGCTCGGCAAATCAGAACCGCCTGAGCCTTTGGACTTTATGTGGGCCGCATGCATGGTATTCCATCGGCCCTTTTCTAAGATCACCCGCGTAGCAGTTTCCTGACAGATTCCCTTTTCCCTCTGCCATACGACTTCACGGAGATAGTCCCAGGCAGGTCCGAAGCATCGAACCTGCCCGGTGACCTTACCTTTCCGGACGTGTTTGGGAAAGTTCTCGCAAACAATGAGGAGAAACTCTTGGTCTGTCATTCGGAGAATTCGGCTTCTACCTCGGCAACGATAGTGGGACGGTTGGTTTTGAGCCAGTTGTATGCCGCTACGACCCATTCGATTGTCATATCGGCAGGTTCAGGTGGGCATGCGGGTTGGCCGTCGCCTCCGCAGGGAAATGGATGTGGACCTGGCATAGTCTTTCCTTTCAGCAGATCGCTCTTAGAAACTCATCGCGCACGTAATTGATGCTCAGCACCGAGAACACGAAGGTCCCTAAAGCTGTGATGCCCATTACGCGCTCGGCGTATGCTGCAACTGTGTGATGTTCTTGTCTGGTAGCGATAACCATCGTGAAAAGGGATCCAATTGCCGCCAACCCGAAGAGTATCGCTAGGACCGTGTAAAGTTCCCCCCATGCGCTTACGTCTTCGATCACTTGCCTCTTGCTCCTTTCAAGCCCCCCAGTGAATGATGTGCCCGTAAAACGGGAAGTGACGTTCTGTCTCCCAGAAATGTAGCATCTCCGCCCAGTCCTTGAAGCCGTCGGCCACGGCCAGTCGCTCCTTTTCGTCTCGATCGAGAGCGATGCCGTCCACAAAAATGTCAACGACTGGGCAACTCTCGTAGTGCGTGGAAGAATGGCAAATCTCCCCAGAACCTCCGCAGCGCTTACACTCCTCAACCTTGATTGGTTGGACCTTGGTACAGGTTTGCGGCTCGGGGAGAATCTTGAAGCAGTACTGCGTCCGGAGGCCGCAATAGAGATACAGCTTGTCTCCGGGTTTGATGGGCCGCTTGCGCGTTTCCCTGATGGTGTGGTGCTTGACTCCGGTTCGTATCGGCTCCACGAACCGCTTCTTGAATCCTAGTGTTGGCATCAACCCTCCGTATTCTGGCTTTGCTTCACTGCTTGGATTGCTACGTTGAACTCGGCTACCACCGAGGTAATACATTCTTCAACGTTTTCGAGAATCCGGTCCGCGCTCCACTCACTCTCCTCAATCAGCTTTTGGATAATGCCCAGCTTGTTTATTGCGTGAGTCATGGCCGTCAGAAGAGATGGGGCCTGCTGGAACTCGGCAACCATGATCGGCAAAGCCTGATCGGGCTCCAGGTTGTTCTCCTCGGCGTACTGCTTGATACCGTCCTCCACATTCTTCTTGGCGCTGGCCGGCATCGGCTGTTTGAAGGTATGGATTTTCTCTTTCCCATCGGACGGCTTGGCTCTGCCGTCCATGGCCTCATCCACGGCCTGCGCAAAGGCGGCGATCGGCTCACACCGCGCCTTGGTCATCCATTCCTTCGAGAGGCGTTGAGACTCTGGGAGGTCTCCAAGGGCCTTGGCGTTGGTCAGCTTCATCGACACGAACAGGTCTTCGTCCACGTCGGGGAACCGCTCGGCTATGGCGATCACCGAATACCATGTGCTCGCGCCTACTCCGGAGGCGGCCTGGGCCTCGGACTCCGAGGCAAAGCCGAGAATGCCGAATTGGCCTTTCCGTTTGAGGATCGCGGCGTGGTAGCCGATGCGGAGACTGTTGGTATTTATGACGGCTCCGGACTGGGTTACCCAGTTCCAATGAGCCTTGGCTTCTCGCTTCATTACATCGACTTCGGTGAGCACGACGGCTGTTGCCATGGCTTACATTCCCCCTAGTTGTGGTATGGGTTCCCTGAACTTCAGGTGGTCGCGGTCAAAGTGTGTCGTCTTCTTCCCGACACGGCCTTCCCGCTGTTTTGAGAATCGGAACTCGACATCTAGGAGATCATTCTTATCGCGCTTTTCCGGATCTTCAATGGAAATCTGCAGGATGTTTTGGGCGGCATGGTGGATGGCTGAACCGCCGTACAGATCACTCTTGCCGCGCTGGCGCTTCTTCTGGAAGCCGTCGGACTTTGAATACTGGGAGAGGGCAATTACGTGCGTGTTCGTCTCGGCCTTGGCGAAGTCTCTCAGCTTGAAGACTATCTCGCGGATGCCCTCAACCTCGGTTCGCTGCGAATGGCCGATGAGCTGGAGGTAGTCGATCCCGATCAGGCGAACCTTGTGGCGCCGAATCATCATCCGCATTCTGGCGAGCAGCACATTCAGGTGAATCGGGGATGTGTCGTCGATCAGGATTGGCATGTGGATCAATTGCTGAGAGATTTTCTCCATCTCCGGAACGTGCGTGTGGAGGTTCATCAGGCGCGGATCGCGGAGATGGTTGGCGGTCAGGATTTCACTCAGGAGCGGGTAGAACCGCTGGGCCATCTTCTCTCGCTGCATTTCAAGAGAGAACAGCGCGCATGGCGTTTTCTCGGCTGCGTTGGCCGCAAACATCTGCGCCAGAAAGGCCGTCTTACCGCCGCCGCTGTCTCCACCAAGAACAGTGAACTCGCCTCCGAAGGCTCCGTGCGTGTGTTCGTCCAGCTCCGGTACTCCCCACGTAAGCTCAAGCGCCTTGCGTTCGTTCGATACTTCGCGCTTTTCCTTGATGCGCGCCTCGACTTTGGGAGTGACGCTGCCGATGGGCACGGCGTGGTCGGAACCTTCTGCAGCCAGCTCAAGAAACCTGTCCTGCACATCCGACAGGATGGTCTCTGATTGTTCTACTTGGTCGTATGCACGGGCCGCTGCGTTATTGCACAGGTAGACGATTCTGCGAAGCCTGGCTTTGTCCTTGACGAGCCGGATGTAGTCCCCCACAACCGGTCGAATCGGCAGGCCTTCGGTCAGAGACGCTACGTAAGCTATGCCGCCGATTTTCTCTCGCAGATGCCTACGCTCGAGCTCTGCTCCAATGGTCGTGATGTCGGCGGCGTATATCCCGTCCACCATGCCGCTGAGAATGTCGTTGATCACCATGAAAAGGATTCGGTGCGAATCGAGAGAAAAGTCCTCGACAACGAGATCGGCCGTCTCATCGTAGAAATACTCGTTGTCGAGCAAAATGCTGCCCAATATCGTTTTCTCTGCGTCGATATTGGCTGGAAGGTCGTTCAAGTGGTTCCCCTGACTTACCGCGTTTTGCGCTTGGCGCTCCCTACGCGGCTACTGGAGCGCCGTGCGACTGCACCGCTTGTGGATATGCATTGCCCGTTGACAAGGCTGTCGCTAAACAAAGGGCACATCTGGAAATTAACGAACGGATCGGCGCGCATTGTGACTCCCGCGGAAACCGATTCGTAGTAGGGGTGATCAACGGCAAGCATATAGTACGTGGTTGGTGCTGTGACAGAGTGATCACCCCCTTTCCTGCGCGGTAGCGCCTAGCAGGCTGATGATCCGACGTAATTCAGGTAGACGCCCTCACCGTCGCCCGTTAAACACCACTGATACCAGTCCTGAAAGCCGTCCGTGCAAGCGGTTGGCATAAGACGCCACGATCCGGCACACGCCAACTGCACGTTCGTCTCTTGGGAGGTTGCGGCAAGCTCGAATTTCTTCTCGAATCCTGCCGTCACGGCTTCGAGCGAGGTTGCCTGATAAACGTCAATTCTGTGCCGATGGACGGTCAGAGGCGAGAGGTTGCGCGTGACTGGAGTAGCGTCCGCGAACTGACATGCGAAGGCCAGGGCGATTACAACAGCGATCAGTTTTCTCATGTTGTCGATTCTCCTTTTGAATTTTGGCCCGGTGCTACATTCGTCAAAAGCCGATAGACCTCTCTGCACAGTTCGCAGTCGCACTTGCCGACATGAGCCAGCATTTCCCGGAGCAAGTCTCTTAGCTCCTGCTCGGAGGGTCTGGTCACGGCTTCTTCTCCATATCAGCGATGCTCATCCCCTCATTCCTTTCTTCAGCGCTTCAGCCTCATGTAGGATCATCCACCAGATGCCAGTCATCCCACAGCATCACGGTAAGGTCTACGCTGTAGTTTGCAGGGCCGCTCGAAATGTAATCACTATCCATCATGGCGCTCCTCTCTGCCGTACATCAGTGTTTGCCGCAAGTTATTCAGCGTTATTTGAAGGCGCTCCATAGCCGTAGCAGCGGAACAAAATGACGCACTCGCGTTCTGCTCTCCATATGCAGGACATTGGGGATTGACGCAACCGGGCCAGCCATTCTCAACTTCTTGGCCGGGCTCTTGCCGATAAGGAAACTTAGGTTCCTCGCAGGTTGCACAGCACTCCACTTTGTCGTTATCCACGGCGCTCCTCTTTCTCGCTCATATGCACAGGAACAAGGCGAAGATTACTCAGCCTCCACGCCTTTGCAAGCGATTGCCAGCTAGTCGAATCTTCTGAATTCTGCCAGCCAAGCAGCGTCTCTGTTCCATCTTCTTTGTCGGCTACTACGGAGTATTTCTGCCCCTTGTAGCCCACCATGCCCTTGAGTCGATCACACTGGTAGCACATTTACTTCGGCTCCTCTTTCTCGCTTGCTGCGAGGGCTGCGACATCCTTCAAGATGCTTGCGAAGTCATCAGCTAACTCGTCAAGCGTTTGGCCGGTGTAATCTTCGATGAATTGTTCCAATAGCTTTACGCGATCCCTCAGCCGGTCCCGCTCCTGCTCCAGAGTGGAGAGTTCTTCGATTAGCTTGCACACCTTGCCCCAAGGGTGCGGATACATGCGATGGCCCTTCTCTGTGGCGCAGGCTTCTTCGTACAGCTTCCGCCAACGCTCCACGATCTCCGTCATTCCGTCCTCCCCCGCTCACCTGTCGCAATAGGGACAGGGCATCTCTCCGTTGTTCATGCACACGCAAATATCGCCGCCGCACTCGCATGGGATAATCCCCATGTTGTTGCACTCGAAGCAATACACGTCATCTGCCTCAAAGTCGTCGTCGTCGAACTCTTCGCCTGCGTCCAAAATGATTCTCGTGGTCATTCCGTCCTCCCCGATGGCTTACACTTCGTCATCGATAATCTCGGCTAACGTCGCCGGCCACGGCCAACGTTCCACTTCCGATTCGAGGGCCCGCCTCAAGCCCTTCTCAAGCTTTCGCGTTTCGAAGTGGCTGAGAGCCTTGATGTAGATCGTGTAAAGCTCGGGAGTTACAGCGCGGCCATCGATCGTCGCGAAGGCGCGCACGTAGTCCGTGATGATTTCAGCCTTTTCGTCCGCGACCGCTTCCGTTAAGGACTGCGGATTGCGCATCGCGATTTGCGTCCTCGATGCTTGCTGCTTTGCCAAGCTTCCCTCCAAGGCCTGCTGGCCTTCCGTATTCGTTAAGCGGCCCTGCCAGATAGTCTCCAAGCCGTCCTACCCATATCCAGATCGGTTGACTGGGACTGGCTTGCCCGTGACGCACGACGCTGATCTTTCGGTTTACTAGGGCCTTGCGCCAGTCTTCCTGAAGCCAGTGCCGATGGTTCGCAAGAAACTGCTGTATCTGGGTTCCGTCTTTTCCGTTCATCGAGAAAGGCATATCTGGATTCAGGTTGTCCCAGTACTTCTTCAGGTCATCGACAAACATCCGGTAGCGCTCGATGGAGTCCAAATTTTGGAGTACGACGCCGTTTCCGGACCTTATCTCCCCACAGCTCCACTTCCGCGCGCCCTTCTTGGCTACAAGCTGAGGAGCCATCGCAGCGAGTTCGGTCAGACCTTCTAGCATGTTCTCAGGCTTAGATCTCACGAGCCCGGCGATCGCGGCCGTGGTCAGGTCTCCGCCGCCGGACATGGACACGGCTAGGTAGGCAAGTATGCCTTTCGCGGAGAGTCTATCGACTATGTCTTGGTCAAGTTCGATCAAATGTTCCTCCATCCCCAGTTTGGGCGGGGGCAGACTGGGGAGCCTGCCCACCGCTGGAGGGCGAAACCCAGAGGAGCCGAAGCCCCTGAGTCTCTTCCTGGGTGGTTCGCGAACACCCAAGCACCTTCAGCCTATCGCGGTTTGCCGGATAGCGCAAACCGGTCTACATCAACGTTGCTTGCCGAGGACGCCGTCCGTTCCCTTCGGACTTCTCTTCCTTCTCGTCGGTTTTGGATTCTTCGAGCTTGGGTTGCTGGGGCTGGACCTCGATAAAGAAGTCCGAGTGCAGGTGATTCCAGCACCAATCGCGGAGGCCTTCCGTGCCTGGCATGCGGATCGCGAGGTTCAGATCGACAGTACGGTCCTCGTCTACGCCTTCTCCGACCATCTTGAAGTCTTCGAGCGTAGCGCCGATTGCGCTCTCGATGGGTCGCTTGATCGCGTCGGTCGTGAAGATCCGGACATTCGCTAGCTCGACATTCACGTCAACCTTGGCGAAGTTGATCGTGCTCTTCTCTTTGACCATCAATTCCAGTTGCTCGGAGATTGCCTCCGGCATCCCGGCATAGGAATCTTCTGACAACGGTATTGTCACCGACAGCTTGATCCGCCGCTCATTGCCCTTGCTGAGTAGTACGTGAAAGTCTTGCAAGCGGCATTTCAGCCGGTTGCCCTCAAAAAATTCCTCGAGTCTGGTACTGGTTTTCGCCACGTTCATCTCCTGCAAACAAAGTGTCCTTGCCTTCGGCAACGGCCTCTACGATGGTTGCCGAGATTTCTGCCCTTTCGGGAGAACCGTAGTGCTTCCGCACGGAGTACTCAACGACCTGAGCATCATCGACGTACAGGATGCCGGTGAGCGCGTCTGTCGTGCTCCTAACCAGCTTGTCGAGATCAGGCTTCACGGCTATCTCTCGCCGTTTCTTAGGAACCGAGGGAGGCTTGTTGAAATAGAAGTCGATCACGAGCGAGACGGGGACCTGCTTCCCGGCCATGGGAACAGCAATGCCGGAATTGTGCAGCTCAACCATCGCCGTGTTCGTGAGTTCCTGGCGGTACGGCTTTAGCTTCTTGTTGTCGTGGGTGATCGTTGCCCGATCCGACGCCCCCCACTTGCCCTTGACTATGAACACTCGCGCGCTCCCCTGCGGCTGCGGTGTCGCGTACACCGTGAACTTCACCTGATGCATCTTTCCCCCCGCTTGCTACGAACTCAGTCAGCTTCAATGCCGGTCTTATGGGATCATCGTGCCTCAATCTGACCCACCCGACTTCCGGCAAACAAACGATCAACGGCCTTCTCTCCTCGGTGTCATCGACCCGCCACGCGAACAGATCGTCGACTGTCACTTCAAAGTAACGGGCAATCCTCACCGCTAACTCAAGTGACGGGAAAACTCGGTGCTTCATTACGTCTTCAGCGTGGTTCTTGGAGATGCCGAATATCGCTGCGAAGTCGCGTATTGAGAGACCGTGGCATTTCGCCATGTACCCCAACAGGGGGCCCGGGTACATTACCCTGTAATAGTCCCGGGCCCTCCGAACGGTGTCCTGGTTCACTTCTTTTCTTCCGGCGGTTTTACCGCCGCTTTGTCCTGAGCCGCTGGCTTCGGAATCTTTGTCCAGGCATCCGACTCAGGGTTGTACTCAACCTCAGAAGGAACCCAGCCGTTATCTTTGCAGACCGCGTTCTTATAGGCCTCCATCGCCTTCTGCTGGTCGGCGTACTTTGTCTGGAGGTCGCGGAGACTGTTCTGGTAGGTCGTTTGGGCTTGGTTAGCCTGCATCTGGAGATTCTTCATCTCCGTCCATGCATGCTGAGCTTTCTCGTGAGCCAGATCGGATTGCGCTTTTGCCAGATCGCCTGTCGCTACTTTCGGGGTCAGCTTCTCAGCTTGCGGCTGGGGTGGGGCTTGGGGTGGTTGTTGCGCGACGGCCGCAGAAGTCGCGACCAACAGGATTATCACACTGAGAATTTGCCTCACGTTCTGTTCTCCTAACCTCTAAAGTGGGTTCCCGAACTCCGATTCAACTGGCACCCGGGAATGCTGAAGTTTTCTTTGTCGGCTCGCGCCTGGTTGTTAAGATACGCCTCGTTGGCAGAAATGCACCCGATTTTTGCCTTGCCATCCGCGACGGCCTGTACCAGCTCCAGCAGGTTCGTAACCGTGCAGGAATACCGCGTAGTTGAAACCTGACCGGCCATGCGGGTCGGAGCCTGATGCTGGATGGTGATCGGGGGAGCCGTGACAGGCTCATCTAGGATCGCCTCAGCGGTTGCAATGTCTCCGGACTTTTCGGCTTCCACTGCCAGATTCAACAAGCGCTCGCGTTCCGCGGCCTCGGCAGCTTCACGAGCCACGCGCGCGGCCTCATCGGCCCGGCGCTTTTCTTCCTGCTGAAAGGCGGTAATCAAGCCGCCGAGACGCGCCTTTTCGGTTGCGAGCAAATTGGAAATCTCGGTCTCGGCATTGAGCACCGGCTTCTTGAGCGCGTCAATCTGCTGCTTGATCGGCTTGAAGAATTCCTCGCACTCTTTCGAAGCCACTTGGAGCACGCGCCCAGCATTGTTCGCCAGCTCCAACTCCTGAGCGTTGGTCACCTGGGTGACCTTCTGGGCATCGACTACCAGTTGCGCGTGTTCGGTTTTGAGTTTGAGCCTCTGCTTCTCGTACTCCGAATCGGGTCCCAAAACCGTCGGCGGAACCGAGAGTACGATCGCTGCGTTAATGACTGTTGCCATTCAACCCTCCAATCTGAGCGAAGCCCGAATTCAACTTCAGGATCGCCGCTGCTAAAAGTACCTGAAACTCTCGCTGAGCCGTGACGATGTCGGCTGAAGCGAAGTACGGCTCGACTTCGCCCTCTTTGTCGAACTGCAGAACGATCCCCATGTAGCCGGGATGCGCCAGGGTGTAGGCCCCGCACTGCCAGAGCCACGTCTTTGAGTACCGGACGCCGCTCTTCAAGTCGATGATGGCCTTCCGGCGCTGTTCCTTGAACATGATCGAGCCGCGAAGGTCTGAGGTCATGCCGTAGGACATCCCGTTGTGGCAATGAACCCTCGCCTCTTCCCCGGCCTCGTGCTCGTACTTGTTCTTTGTCAGCCACTCCTCGATGCCGGTAACGGCTGGCACAATCTGTTCGTCAACCGAGTCCCAGTCCAAATCATTCTTTGCGAGGAGATTCACAGCCGCGTGACAGGCTATTCCGTATCCCTGCTTCCACTCAAGCATGTCCTTTGGGACGTCGTCGAGTGAGTTGAGCCCGAGGATCGAAAACACCTGCGTGGTCGAAGGAACGATTACGCCGCTTTGCAAGCGGTAGAGATGACTCTCTTCGTTGAACCATCCGCCGGGTATTTCCCGGCCCCACTCAGGCCTCATCTAACCAAGCACCTTTCGGTAAGGCTTTGCCGTGCGCCAGAGAGCGATGAAGGTTTCGCCAGCCGAGGCACCTTGCGCGATCGCGTCGAACTCTTCCCGAGTGCAGCCGTCGTATTCGTAGACGGAACCGTTCTTGGCGAACGTCACGCGGCCTTGATGCGTCTCCGCGTTGAATCCGACTTCTGCGATCAGAGTGCTCCCGTCGATGGGGACCATTTCCCATTGAGATTGCTCGTCGGCCATTAGCCCTCCTTGACACCTTCACCCGAAACAGGCGAATCTACCGAAATACTCTTCTGCAGCCTTACAGTATGCCGCGTAAGCCAACTCTGGCGAATCGAAGCTTCCTAACCACTTGCGCACTCCACCATTAAGTCTTATCCTCGCTTGCCACTTACCGTACTTAGCCGCGAATGAAACACCTTTAAATCCGCTTTTACTGCGAGACTTTAGTCTCTGATTACGGTTATTCTCTTGGCTACTTGCTATCCTCAAATTCTCCCGACCATCCACAAACAAGCGATTATCAAGCGTATTGTGGAGCGCATGATCGGACCTTCTAGGATCGCCCTTTTTGAGCCCCAAGATTTCTCGATGCATAAGGATTGTTTCTCTTTTCCCTCCAGTTCGAGGCGCCATCCTAACTGCGTAAAAATCGCCTGCGCATTGCAAGGCATACCACTTAAATCTTCCGTACTTCTCAAAGTCCTCAACGCTAACAATGGCCACCTTGCCCTTAGTTAGCGCTATCTCGCGGTATTCTTCTGGATAAGGGGATGTCATATCGCTCCTTTCAGCGATGAAGGCATTAGCCGGGTGCGGAAACACCCGACATCCCCTCTATTCTACAAGTCAACTTTCCCAAAAACGCCGCCAGTCTTCCTCGCCGTTCGCCCACTTCTCAAACTTGTCGTGATCGGCTGTTGGAAGATCGCTCATGTGCTCAAGACCGGTGTGCATCTCCCCGAGAATCCGCTTCATCTCAGCCTCGGTGAAGTTGTTGTTTTCGGCCTTGTGTTTACCGGCAATGGTGTAGAGCCGCTGAGCCCGGCGCTTGCCAATGGTTCCCGGCTTGGTTCCTGAGCCCTCGGGAATGCTCGAAGCTGTCTTGACCGCTCCGGACGCCTTCAACTCATCTACGGTTTTCGCCCGTTCGTCCATCTTGTCAACGTCGTCCATCATGCCTTGGACTTCAGGATGAATCTCGGCTGGCTTCTCCTCGACCTTGGACTCAACCACTTCGGCTTCCTGAATCGGCATCAACTCGATAAGCGCCTGAAAGTCGTAATAGTCTCCGACCGTTGCATGCTTCATTTTGAGGCCACGGAACTCGATGTACATACCCGGCTTCATGTCGCCATCAATCTTGTCGGCCCTAACCACAACCACAGAAGGCTTGCACTTCTTGAGACTAAGCCAGAGTTGTCCCTTTCCGTCGATCTTGGAGTTTTCGATTTCATCCTTAATGACTTCGAGGCCATTCTCTTCCTGCTTCTGAGAGGACACCTGCTGCTTGGCGCTTGCGGCTTGCGGCTGAGTAACCGGTTTCTTGGCACGCTGTTCGGCCTGAGCCGGGGTGATAAGGTTATCGGCCTGACCCATCTCATCCTCGGCGTACATGCCAGCCAGTTCGTCCGGAAACGCCTTGCGCAGTGCCAGGGCTTCAGCGCACTTGCCGAGCATGATGTAGGGCTTGGTCGCCCACATATGATTCGGATCGCCATCCTTCTTTGTCTGCACGTACTCGTCGTAACGGGCCTTTGCCGTGAACGGAATCTTCTCGTCATTGCGACCGTAGCGGTAGACGGTGACGCGCGCCCAGTTCGGATGCTTCTCTTCTTCCGAGTCGAACTCTGGCTCAGTGATCCCGGCCAAGTCGTTTGTGCGCGCAGCGATCACACGGAAGCCGTCGATCCCGACCTGGATGGTCATCTTGTTCTTGCCGAGCGTGGAGTCCCAACGCTTCACGGCATGAACCTGACCACTGAACGGGTCAAGCCGCTTGAGGCGGCAAACGTTGATAAAGAATCCCAGTTCGGCCTGATCACAGTCCTTCGCGATCGTCTCGGCTAGAATCTGAATCTGCCGGTCGGTATATTCGGGCAGGATCGCAAGCCGCGTTTCCTTGTCGGCGATCACTGCCAAGTTTGTCTCTGCCATAATTTCCCTCCGTTTACTCTGGAGCCCCGTCAAGGAGCTTCGTTAATTCCTTCTTCCATGTCTCCCACGAAGACATACTCCTGCCATTTTCAGGCGATCCATAATCGTTGTGTGGTCGACTTCAAATAACTTACCGATCCCGTGAGTACTAATCCCAAACCGATACAGATCAACGACCTGATTGACTGGAATTTCTCTCCATGCTGGATGCTTGGGTCCAACCCATCGGCCAATATGAGCCATGCCGATCTTAGCGGCCACTTCTACAGGCATCTTCTTTCCCCATAGAGGGTGCCGCGGTCCGCTTTTTGCGGCACTGCACTTGCGACGAAATTCATCAGACATCCGTTTGCCCGTGTTTGCGGCACTGATCTTCTTCTTTGTATCTTCAGAAGGCGTTCCGTCACCACCTAACGTCATGTTATATCCGCACTTCTGGTCGGTAGAACAGTACGTGGATATGTAGTGCATCTCCCTAACTTTAGCCATTTCCAAAGAATCTACCTGTTCCAAAACCAATACAGAAAATGACCTATCTCCATGTTTCCGGATCGCTCGATATATAGCCCTGTTCCACGACCTCTTCGCTCGCGCGTCTCTCAAATGAAGCGCAAACCGTTTTTGCGCAGTTTTACCCGTATATCCGACATACACCTTGCCGTTCACCGAATTGGTAATCAAATACAGGGTGTAGATCACGATGCACCTATTCTGAGGGCTGCTCAGCTAATTCACGAGTAAGGAATCCACATTCCATGCGTTCGCGAGAATAATCGCTAGATTTCATCGCCTTCCACCATATCTTCGATGCTGGCGCCCAACGGTAGCCGCGCGCCTTGGCGAGTTCCTTCTCGTCAAAGCTTACGCAAGCCTGAACGTAGAGGATAGGCTCCCGGGCTCTGGAAAGGATCCGCTCGAACGGATAGCGGCCTGCGATCATTAGCATCGTCAGGACGTCAAAGACGGCCCGGTGACTGAATGGGTTAAGGAAACCATGCTCAGCCGCAAGGTGCATCAGCTTGCGCGTGGTGATGTGTTCCGGATACGGTACGTCGATTGACGTGTCGATCCACTCGGGATCGAGCCCCTTTAACCCAAGCCGCTCGCACGTAGCATTGAAGAACTTCTGATCGAAGTCTTTGCCAAAGTGAGCGAACGTGTGCTGCGCAAGGCTCAGGAGATAGTTAAGATCCTCCCAAACTTCACGCTCGTCTCGACCGTAGTCTTCGAGCATCTCGTTCGTGATGCCGGTGTGTTCGTTGATCTCTTCCGTGATGTTTACATCCACGGCCATAAAGGCCGTCAGCATCGTAACTGGAACCTGCTTCTCCCAGTCAAATAAAACCGCTCCAACCTCAATAATTCGATCCCGCTCAGGATCCAAACCAGACGTTTCGAAGTCCAAACCGCAAACTAAAAGCCCCATCAAACAGCCCTCCCGCGAACGTATCTCCCATTCACCCGAAGCCGTTCCTGCACTACTCCGGCCTTATTCAGCCACCGATAAACGGAACTCCGACCAATCCTTAAATCCTTGGCGATTCCATCCACATCAAGTCCCGCCCCATACATCGAGACAACCTCATTCGCAGATGCCTTACCTGCCCAAATAGAACTGATCTTTCTCTTGGTATCTGCGGAAATGTGAGTACCCTTCTTGGCGTTTGGTTTACCTTTTGCGGCCTCGGATAGTATCAGTCTTGTCTTGGCTGAATGCCGTCTACCCGCGAATGGATTCCCTTCCCCGGAATACTTAAGGGAGCGCTGTTCTTTGAATCGCGGTGACCGAAGCCCAGCCAATCTACGCCGCTCTGCCTCACCGGTCATTGCACCGCCAGTACCCCCTGAATTTAGATTGAATCCGCTCTGTGGGGCATCAGCACAATATGCCGCAATCATCTCCCGCTCAAACTCGACGAGATCCGCTTCTGGGACATCAGCAGCGAGGACGCATAACACGAATGATTCGACACCGAACTTCCGAATAGCCCGGTGAAGATAAAAATCGGACCCCCTTCCGGCTGCTGCTACATGCTGCCCCCATCGCCGCCGTGGAGACTTTACAGTCTTCCCCACGTAGACCCTTCCGCTGTCTACATGAGCTACGAGATATATGCAGCCTAGCCGCATTTCACCCCTCCAGTTTGTTCGTGTTCTCGACCACGAAAACGTCGGTCCCCAGGAACTTGATCATTGCGGCAATGCGTTCCTCTGACGGAGTCAGCTTGCCCTGCTCCCAGCGGCTTACGCTCGAGCGATTACAACCGCATGCTGCGGCAACTTCATCGAGCGACTTGCCGGCGGCGATCCGGACTTCGGAGAGCCTCTTGCCGTCCACAACTCGGTGGTTGTGATAGACGTGATGAAACTTTTTCTTCCGTTTGTTGCAATTCACCTTCCCACTATCGCACACGTGTTGCAAATCGTCAAACTAGCCGATTCGTGTGGCGGCCATGCTGGCAGACGGGTACGATGTACGGCATGAAGTTTGACAAAAAGGACCCGGATTACTTCAAGAAAATCGGTCAGCAATCGGCTCGGAAACGGAAACTGACTTCCGCGGACTACAGTGAAATGGCGAAGGCCTCCCACGGCCCCAACAGCAAGCGCAGAAAGAAGAAGACCCGTGCAAAGGTGGCTAAGCCTTAGCGGCATCTGCACTACCCTCGGCCTCAATACCACTCAGATCAACCGGCTCGTCAAGGACGGTTTCCTCGTCACGATCAAGGCCAACAAAGAGGTCCGCTACCTCGATCCGACTCCGGAGTATGCCGAAAAGCTGAAACTGGGGGAGGTCCTCTATTCCAAACAGAACCACTTCCCCAGAGATTTCGACCTGGTCACCCTGCTGACTCTGCGGGAGCTTGCGGAGATTGTCGGCTGGACGTTCCGGTATGCGGAGAAATACTGCATCGAACACAAGGTTCCGGCAGTGAAGGTTGGACGCTACAACCTCTACTCGGTGGCGACCGTACGGGAGCTATTGTGGCGCCGTAGCGGCCGGAAGCTGGCCTCCCAGCTCGCTCCCTTCAGGATTCAGGCCCTCATTGATTGGTTCCTGAAGAGTACCACGGAAGCCGAGAAACTCATCCCCACGGATCGAGAATTTATTGAGGATATGAACATTCAGAAAAGGCTGGCGAAAATGGGGAAGCTGCCTTCCCCTGCCAGGGAGACCATGATCGCTGATTTCTTCCGGAAGTTGGAACTGGCTAAGACCGTGAG